CGTGACGTCGGAGATATACATCGTGTTGCCGGCGATCTGATGGAACGTGCCGGTGGCCGCGGACGTGCCGCCGGTCACCGTTTCGCCGGCGGTGAACGTGCCGTCCCCGCCGGTCACCCCGATGCTCACTTCGGGGAAGTTCAACAGGACTCCCGTTACGCCGTTATGGGCGGTGTTGGCGTGCCAGCCTTCGGCCTGGATACCTTCGTTGGTGCGGTCGAGGATCTCTTCGGCTTGCCCTTCATCCGACGTGCCCCCGGGGTCCAGGGCGGCCGCGGGGTACACCCCGACTGCGCCGAGCATTTCATTGACGGCTTGCAGCTTGGTCATGTTAACCATGGAACAGGTCCTTGGGGCGCTTGCCGCCGAGGTCCCAGGCCAGCCGCGGCGCGTACGGAAGCGTGCGGCCCACCGACCACTCCACGGTAGCCGACCAGGTGGTCCCGCTGGGAACGTCCTCGGCCGACAGCGAGGTCCTCCAATACACCTTGCGATACGATCCGTCGCACAGCATGTAGCAACTCGTGACCGGATCGCTGATCGCGTTCAGTTTGTAGTCGATGTAGTCGCCGAAGGTGTCGCAGAGCACTCGTACATGACGGGTGGACGTGCTCAGGCTGAGCCCGCCGGTCTCGTCGCTCAGGTCGTGCCAGGTCCCGTCGTTCAGGATCAACGTGTTGGCCTCATGGGCGGCCGGCAGCATGGCGAGGTAGCGATTGCCCGTATCGGTGATTTCGCTCGTGCTGAACGTGTAGTTGTACAGGACACGGTCGTCGTAGATCCTGTACCATTCGTTGATCCCCGCCAGGACGGCGGGTGCGGGGTGTGAGGCGTAGGAGATCCGCCGGATGTACAGGCTACCCCCCTGGGTGAATCCAACGGTCGGCGCCTCTTCTACGCCGCCGTCGACCGAGACGAACTCCTGTACGATGTCCTGGGGGCAATCGGTCTGGTGGGCGACGCCGCCGCACCATTCCAGCGATCCGCCCGCAGGGGCGATCTGAATGGCGAACTCCATCGACGAGCCTGGCATGCGCAGCTCGGTTTCGTCCCCGAGGATGATGCGGCCGCCCGTCATCGGGGCCTTCGTTCCGCTCCTGGCCAGGATGATCGCCTCGATTCTCGTTGCTCCGGTCTTCGAGAGCAGCCGGACCTGGTCGTCGCCGGGCGTGAGGGCGTCGACAGTAACGGTCGTACAGGCGGCGCGGTCCTCCGCCGCGCCGTCGGTGTCGATGGTTTCCTCGGTGACCCATCCGGCTCCGTTGCGGTTCGTCTGGAGGTCCGCGGTCCCGCCCCCGATGACCTGCATGTAATGCACGATGATCGTGTCGCAACCGTCGGGCGCATCGTCGGCGTCGATCGTCCAGGTGACGTGGTGGGTGTCGGCGACAGCGAGGTAGTGGTACCTATAGCCGTTATTCGCCATCACGCTCCCCTCTGAGCTTGTCGGCGTGAACGGCGCGTACCACGCGGGAACCAGCAGGCCGGCCTTGGCGGTCGCCAGGACGTGGACATTCTCGGTCATCGCCAGCCGCATGCACACGCCGCGGTACGGATCGTCCCTGTTCCGCAGCAGTATCTCCCAATCGTTCCAGGCCCCGTTGACGGCGCCGTCCTCGGACCAGGCGGGAATGTGGATCATGGGCATGGGGTCACTCCTGCAGCCAGGCCGATACGCTGCCGGCGCTGATCGAGGCGACGACGCGCATCTCGGACATGAGCGCGACCGACCGGGCGGCCGACTTGGTGGCCGCGTCCACATCGGCGGCCGTCAGCTCGACGATGGGGTTCCAGGGCGCATCGGACTCCAGACGCCCTTGCAGCGTGACGGTGGCCGTGTCGGATATGTGGACCTGGAACACGCCGGTATCGCCGACGGTCTTGTGCTTCGGGACGATCGTCGCGCTGTTCGTGGAGGACGTCACGCCGTCCAGTAGTACCGCGTTCATGGGGATTCTCCGGTAGTCGCATGGCCGTCGATCCGCGAGTCGCCGACCATGCAGGGGCGATCTTTGAGGGCTTGGGCGATCTGCATCAGCGCCTGAGACAGGCTGTTGTTGGCTTTGGTGAGCTCGCGACGCTGCCGGTCATTCTGCATGACCATGAATGCCACGAGCCCTAAGGCGCCGAACCGCAGCAGCGTGGGTTCGGGCGATGCGGCCAGCGACGCCAGCAGACTACAGCCGCCGAACAGCGACAGGCAGGCCAGTTCGAGTGTTCGTAGGATCATCGAGTGGGATCCTCGTAAGGGCCGCGGTCCACACGGGCCGCCGGCTCACGTGGACGCCGACGACCCGTTCGGACCGCGCCGGTTAGCTTACTTGTCGCCCAGGTTGATCCAGACGATGGTGATCGTGCCGGTGAACGTCCCGTTGCCGGCCGCGTGGGCCGCATCGTCGTCGACCAGCAGGTTCAGGTACAGATCGCAGGCCGTAGCCGTGCCGTCGGTCCACCGGGCCCCCGACTCGGTCAGGCCGGTGGCGACCGAAACCGCGTCGACGTTCGCAACCTGCGCCGCGGCCGTAGTAGTCGCCGTCGACTGCAGGAAGCGCCCAGTGTCCGCGGCGACCAGGCCGGTCTGGTGGTCGCTGGGGGCGGCGGCGCCAAGGGCGATGTCGCCGTCCCAGGTGTCCTTCCAGGCGGCCTCGGTCAGCGTAATCGAACCGTCGATCACGGCGCCGAGCGTACAGATGCAGCCGGCGGGGAAGTCGTAGACCTTCACCCCGCCGTACTGGCCCTGACCCGCTTCGTCGGCCAGGCTGAGCGGCGTGGCCGAGCAGGTCAGGATGGTCTTGTGGACGACGCCGTCGCCGTACTCGGCGGCCACAACGGTTGATCCGTTCTTGGCCCCCAGGTCGATCGACCGGTTCACCATTCCGGTATCCTTCTTGACGGCGAACTCGTTGTTAGGGCCGAAGGTGTTGGTGTCATTGATGGGCATGGAAGAACTCCTGTTGGGGTGTGTAGATGAATCGGCTCAGAACCGACGCAGCCGGCCGCTTACGCGCTCGCGAAGGAGTTGGCGGGGTTGAATACCGTGGCCCCGTCGGCCAGGCCGGTCGTGTCGGTGTTGTTGAGCCTGTACAGCAGATCCTCGACCACCGCGCAGTTCGGTTGGACATACTCCAGGATGAACCGAAGAAGCTGCTTCTTGGTCGCGAACGCCGGGTAGGCGGTCGTGTCGGTGTAGGCGGGCATATTGCTGCCTCCTGAGTCAGAGGGTGTCGCCCCGGACGCAGCGACGAACTGCGCCCGGCGCGATGGAGAGGGGATAGCTCGGTTGATTACTGCAGGACCAGCTCCCCGCAGACCTCGGGCCGGATGGGCCCGGCGCCCTGCCAGATCTTTGTGCCGTAGTACCAACTGTGCTTGTCGTCGATCCAGGTCGGACCGAACGGGCGGACACCGCCGTAGGCGATCAACTGGCCGATGCCGTCCGGCGCCCCGAGGAACTGGGCGACCACCTTGGTGAAGTCGCACGAGACGGCCGTCCCAAGAAGCGTCTGGTCGGCGTAGTTCGCCTGGCCGTAGCTGCTCCAGTCGGACTGGCACATGTTGTTGGTGACCTCGACCATGAAGCCTTCGACCATCAGCAGCTTGCGGGTCAGCAGGTCATTGAGCGTCTGGAAGTCGCCGGACAGGAGCGTCTTGTCCTGTCGCAGGACGCGCGCTAGGTACGGCGTGACGAACGCCACCCGTCCTTCCGGGGACACGTTCTGCTCGTCCATGGTCTGGGCCATTTCGCCGAAGTCGTCCTGCAGCTCGCGGCTGCCGGCCAGCGACAGCGGGTAGGCGGTCGTGACCGCCCCGGCCGTGTCGGCGGTAATGGAGATGCCGCCAAGCTGCTGGTCGGCTCCGGTCTGGCGCGCGGCCACCCTCGCGCCGATGGAGATGCACGCCGAGAGGCGCTTGTCGACGGTCGCCGCCACGGCCTGACCGTCCTTCACCGCGTACGCCTCGCGGGTGTTGACGTGGTTGATGAAGTCGGCGACCTCGTCCCGATAGTGGTCGGCGATCAACTGGAGCGTGTCCAGGGTGATCACGCGGCCCTCGCTCTCGGGCTGATTCGATCCGGCCCGCTCGGTCCCGCGGGGAAGGTCCTCGGCCTCGGAGTCGGCAATCGCCGTCATGTGCTTGGCGCGGGTTCCCGGCTTGGCCGGCGCCGTCATGACCCACTGCCCGTATTTCAGGGCGGTGTTGTACTTGACGATCGCGGTCGCCGAGTACTCCTGGGCGGCGAGGGTGAGATCCGACCCGGCGCCGTATTCTTGATCCGGGTACTGAAGTGTGGGGTTCATGGGTTACTCCTTATGCTGGGTGAAGGAACGACGTACGGATCGCCGCGTAGCACTGGAGTAGTCCCAGCGGTCGGGGCGGATCCCCACTGGCGGGGTAGTCCGTGACCGCAAATGGATCTCGCAGAGAACGAGGTTAGATGCGCCGGCAGCCCTGGCGGATCCTCAGGGGTAGTCCGCGCGGGTGGGCGCCGGCTTTTTCGATTCAAGACGGGCAGGCCGAACCTCGCGACCTACCCGTCCGAAGGAGACGATCGTTCGTCGTCGCCGGCTTGATCCGCCGGCGATTCGTCGGTTTCGTCGGCCGGCTCCATCCCGGCCCTTGAGTGTTCGAGGATATAGGCCTCGACGTCCGGCTTGGTGATCTGTTTGCCGCTGTAGTGTACGACGGCCAGGTCGACGCCATTGGCCTCGGCCAGGGCCACCGCCGCTTTGCTGGCCGGCGGGCCCGGCTGCGGGGGCGCGGGGTCCACGGGGGTCGGCTGGGGGTCCGTCGGCGCATCCGGCGCGTCAAGTGAGCCCGCGGCGAACCGGTTGGCCCAGCGCTCGGCCGTCTCGCGATCGCGGCTGTAGAAGGTGGCGACCACTTCCCCGCCCGTTCTGGTCTTCTCGTAGACGCTGGCCGAATAACGGCCTTGCACGGGTTGATCGGCTGTTCTGGTGTACATGCGTGTGCTCCTGTCCTAACGTCGAGGCAAGTTGCGGATGTTCCCGGTCGCGGCGATTCGCGCGCGAACCTGTTTGGTGTATTCGGGATCGCGGTTCCAGCGCGGATCACCCTGGGCGGCCATTAATTCGCCCTGGGTCTTGAACGCCCCGGCGCCGGCCGAACCGGCCCCGTCGCCGCCGACAAGAGGCTGAGCCTTCCCGGCGCCCACGGCCGTCGTGTGCTTGGCGAGCAACCACTCGACGGCCTGGACCATCGTCTCGGGCCTCTTGCCGAGTCCGTTGAAGAACGCCTGGTCAGCGGGGGGGAGGGTCTTGCCGAACTCCAGGAGATTCGCCAGTTGCTTCTCGCCCCCGGCCAGTTCCGTACAGCTCGCCTGCGCGGCCTGGATCTGCTGGGCGGCCCGGCCGATCATCGTCCCGATCGTCGAATCCACGAGCCGGCGCCCGAGTTTCGCCTTCTCCCGGAGGGCGGCGTATTGCTCGTCCGTCAACTTGCCGTCATTCTCGACCCACGACGCGGCGACCTGCTCGCGCGTCAGGCCCGCCGCTTCCAAGACGGTGTCGATCGTTGCATCGTCGCTCGCCATCGCGGCGCCGGCCGTATCCGCGGCGGGGATCCGCAGCCCGCCGCCCTCTTCCCCCTGGAGGGTTTTGATCTGCTGCTGCGCCTTGGTGTACGCGGCCTGCGTGTCCAGGTAGGCTTTCACGGCTGCGTCCCCCTTGATCGCCCCTTTCTCGCGATCCCAGAACTGCTCGGGAACGCCCTCGGGACGCTGGGGGACCTCGATCTTCTTGTCGTCGACGGTCAGTGTGCTTGTCGTTTCGCCGCCGGCGCCGGCGTCGGTCTGGTCGGGCATATGGTCGTCTCCTTGGATTATGCCGCGTTCGTGTTGGCGGCCCGCTGCTCCAGCAACGAGCCGATAGTCTGTATGGCCTGGCTGCCGGCTTCGACCTGCATCTGCTGGCGGGCCCTCTGTTCGAACTCCGCGCGGAGTTGCTCGGGGGTCTTGACGATGTTCGTGGTGTCGATCGTCAGCAGCTTCAGGATGCGCAGGGCGACCGTGTCCATGTTGAGCATCGCCAGGGCCGGCTCACACATCTGCGAGAGGTACTGCACGCCGCGAAGCAGCCGGTCCAGTTCCGCCTCGCGGCCGAGGGCCGCCACGCCGGTCACCGCCTGGATCGTCACGCCGCGTTTGCCGGCGGCGTCGAATGTCTCGATCAGCCTGTCCCGCTCCATCATGTAGACCACCCGCTCGATGAGGGGATTCTGGATCTCGGCGGCGATCTTGGCGTACAGGCCCCCAAGGGCGCCGTTCAGTTCCTGGCGGACGCCACGGACCTCTTCGGCGGTAACGCGCTCGCCGTCGCGGATCGCCGCGGACTCGTGCAGCATCGCCTGGGCCAGCCGGTTCTCCAGCCGATCGTGAAACGCCATGGCGACCTGCAAGTCCTGGGCCTTGTTGCTCTGGAGGAACGCCAGGCCGTCGACCTGGCCGCCGTTCACGCGGCCCTGAACCGGCTTGCCGTCGGGCTGCAGCAGATCGCGGGCCCGCCATCCCTTTTCGGCGTCGAAGACGGGGACCAGGCGGGCCGCGGCCACGGTGGCGGCGGTAATCGCCCCCGAGATGCCGTTGAGGCTCCGCAAGTCACCAATCCGCATCTCGATAAAGGATCGCGCGTAGTCCTCCCCGTCGACTTCGGCGTACCCCGCGGACAGGTACGGGCTCACCGGCTCGATCGACGGGGCGCTCTGATGGGCGCCGGCAAGCTCCTGGACGATCGACCACGTGGCGTCCCTGTTGCGCTCCGCGAGCGTATGGAGCTCGACCATGCCGTCCGCGGCGGCCTTATTGAGCGTGTCTCGGCTCACGTTGAAGCGGGCGAGCTGCTCGTCGGAGAGGGCGTCGACCCGCTTGGATTCGGCCACGATGATCTGCCACACATCGCCGTTGCCGTCGCGCCGAAGGACGTACTGGTCCAGCCTGAAGGTGCGGAAGCGATACTGATCGTCCAGATGCATCAGGCCGTTGCCGACCACCAGCAGGTAGGCGACCATCTTGCGGTACTTCTCGCGGTAGTTGGTGCCTTCCAGCTTGGCCTGAACCGCCAGTTCCCGCCCGTAGAGCTTGTCGTCCCACTCACCGAGCCGCTCGGGGGTAAGCTGGGTCCTGGCCTCGACCGACGGGCTGAACCGGTACCACGGCAAGCCCGGCGGGAACATCGCGATCAGCATCTTGCCGACCAGGTTCTCGACGCCGGCCGAGCCGAGGGACTGATGCGCCGTCCGCAACGGGTCGCCCTCTTTCAGGTCCGTCGCCGGCAACAGCGTCGGATCCGTGAGGGCGGAATAGCGCCGGCAGTTGGTGAGCAGTTCCGCCCGCTTGGCGTGCATGGCGGCGAACCGGTCCTTGATGCTCTTTCTGTCGGCGTCGGCCATGGGGTTACTCGCTGGGGATCCTCAGGCCGCCGGCCAGCGGCGGCGCCGATAGTCCGGGGTTTCGTTCGATCCGCAGGGACCGCCGGCCCGCGCGCATCCGCTCCAACTGGCGGCGCTGCCGGACCAGCTCGCTGTCGTCGTCTTCTTCGACCGGCGGCGGCGGGGGCGGCGGCGGCGTCCGCGGAATGCTCGGGGCGCCGCTATCCATCGGATGGCTCCCTCTGCTGGCGCGCGTAGATCCGTTGCAGCCGGCTGACCAGCTCGTACATGCCGCGGTCGTGAGCCAGGCTCAGTCGCCCGATCTCGGTCCCCAGCAACCCGACTGTCGGATCCGGCTTGGGGTATCGCTCGGCCAGCTCCGTCAGCAGCGTTGCCGTGTCCGGCGGAAGGACGTAGTCGTCGTTCTCATCGAGCGGCATGGGAAACCTCGAAGAAGAGCCCACTGAAGAAGTTGTGACGGCGAGACGATTGCCGCCGGCGCCTCGACGCCCGCGGCCGTCAGGCACTCCAGCGCGACGCAGACGCAGTCGGCCGTCCAGGGCCCGCGGCCACGGCGCAACCACCGCACCACCGTAGGCCACGGGTCGATCGGCCTGCCCACCCGGTCTTCGTAGTAACCCAGATCGATCGGGTAGGCCGCCGGGACGTCCACGGCGACCGCCAGGTGGGGGTAGTCCGACTCGAACGCGATCTGCGCGTGATACATTACGCCGGCCAGCGTGGGGTTGAGGACCACCCCGTCATAGCCGACCGCCACGTGGTACAGGCGGGAGCGGGTGAGCGTGCGGATCCACCAGCGGATCCACCGGCGGCGCCCGTCGCCGGCGGGTCCGTCGGCCAGGAAGTAGATCGTCAGACGACCCGGTGTCTCTACGGACGTGCGCATTATCGTGGGGTCAGGAAAACGAGTATGTCGAGTCCAGAACGTCGGATAGGTCCCAATCCCCGAGTTCCGGCATCCCCGGCAGCTTGACGTGGGGATAGTTGGCCGCCAGTTGCGCGGCCAGGTTCGGCAGGATCGGCCGATCGTGCAGGGCGTAGAAGGCGTCTCGCAGGATCTCACCCAGGGCGTCCACGTCGCCGGCGTGCGTCCAGTACCCGTCGTGCACGCCGGCGAGGGTGAGGCCGGCCTTTTCGGCCCACTGGGCGGTTATGAGCATGTGGCTGGAGTCGAGGCTGTGTATGAAATTGGGGGCGAACGCCTGCGCCTGCTTCCTGATCGCCGGCGGGCGGGTTTCGTCATCGAACGCCAGCGCGATCTGCTGCAAGAGCGTCGTGACGCGCATATACCCGTAACGACGGTACGGTTGTTCGACGGGCAATCCCAGCGGCGTCGTCCAACAGACCGTTCGGCCGGCGACTGCGATCGCGTGGGCGGCCGACGCGAGATAGTCCATGATCCTGCCGGCCGAGCCACAGATGTCGCGCATCGCTTGTAAGGCCAGCTTCGCCAGGTACTTCGACGCTTCGTAGCGGTGCTCTTCGTCGACCCCTTCCAGCTTGCGGGTCACCTGCCGGCGGGCGCCGATCTGCGTGACCCCGTACAGCGTCGTCATGCACGGCTGCTTGACGACGTCGCGAGTTACATGGGCGTCCAGGATCTTCGCCAGTTCGTAACCGTCGGCCGCCGCCGACGCTACCCGTTGGGCGACCAACTGGGCGATCCGGCTGTACGGATCGGCCGGCGTCTCGCTCGCAAGGAGGTTGACCATCGCCGCGTCGCTTCGATCCCGGGCCAAGGCCGCGTAGTGCTGCAGAGCGTTACAGGTCCCATCGACCTGCACCGGGATGTGGCAGGGGCCCCCCTCCGCCAGCGCCATGGCGGCGGCCAGGGCCTGGAACGGCTTGTCGGCGTCAAGCCAGCCGGTATTCTCCAGCGGATCGGCCGCCCATCCGGCGATCACATCCTGCGAGGCGTCAACCCAATCCAGACGCTGGGCGAAGCTGCCCTTGACCTTGCAGCAGTTCGCCAGGTGGACCTTCAACCAGTAGATCCCCCGTTCGCCAAGCGGCCTTCCTTCGGCGAACTGGAGCAAGCCCCGGCACACGTCGTCGCCTTGGTGGTTCAGGTAAAGCGGTACGGCGTAGAGCCTTCCGCGAAGGTCGATCTGATGGGGGAACCAGATCGCCTCTCGATCGCCGAACCGCTCGGCCACCTGCAGTTTCGCCGCGAACGTGACCCGTTCGGCCAGCTCGTCAGCGTTCGTTCGGTGGACGCCGGCGGCCTCTTTCCTCCACGCGGCGTTCACGTTCGCGTCTGAATCGAAGTTCGCCGGAACCGGCGGGACGGCCACGGGATTGCGCCGGGGGAGTCCCCCCAGACGTCCGCCCGAGGCCCACAGATCCGCCACGACGTCATAGATCCGCCTGTTCACCTGCCACGCCGTCGCCTGCAGTGCGTTCACCCCGGCGAAGACCCTCGACAGGTCGGCCCCGCGCAGTCGTCGCCGATGGGCCGGGCTGGTTCTCTTGACCAACCGGAGCGGATGCCTCAGGTAGCCGCCTTCATCGAGCGATCGCCAGGGTCTCGGCGAGACGATCATCGGCACGTACCGCGGGCGCAAGTATTGGCGGTAGCTGTGGCCGTCATCAATGAATCGTCGGGCCTCGTGGGCGAGACGCACGAGCCAGAGGCTACGCTGTTTGCTCCGTCGGCTGTAGCGGCGCTCGAACGCCGGCGCATCGGCGACGAACGCGACGTCGAATAGACGCTTCAGGAGGCATGCGCCCAGGTGGGCGTGGATCCGCCGGCCCCAGTCGGCCTCGGGCCTGTGCTTGCGCGCGATCTTCATGACGTTACCGGGGGTGATCTGCCTGCGATCCGTGTGGGTGACCGCATCCCACGCCTTGGGGTCTTCGCGGAGCGTCGGGGCCACCCACTCGGCGTTAACCGCCTTGCCGATCGACTCGGCCAGTCGAGCCTGGTTGACGCCGGCCGGTTCGGCCAGGGTCTGGCCGAGGGCCATGTGCATCGCGATCACCGCCTGCCGGGCCGGGTCCACCGACACGATCGCCGGGCCGTAGACCGCCCGGCCCGTGCCCGATTCCCCCGCGAGAACTTGACGCACTTCTTCCCGGATCGAGGCCAGGTAGAAGCGAAACCAGCCGAGCAGTAGTCGCTCGGCCGGCTTCAGTGCAGCGCCCGAGCCGCGCCGGGTGGCTCGCTGGGCCAGTCGTCGGTATCGAGCGACTCCCTCGCGGCTTGCGCCAAGTTCCAGGTCGATCTCGTCGCCGATGATCGAATCGTCGAAGATACGCATGTGGGATCGCCCCTACCAGAAGAGGGCGCACGGGGGCGGGCGGTCTGAGAGGTCCCGCCCCCGCTGCCACAGGAGAAACCAGAAGGTCAGAACGGCAGGCCGGACTTCTTGCCGCGGGCTTCGTTCACGAGTCGCCGCGCGGCTTCGGTCTGGCCGCCGACCAGGGTCTTGCGTCGTTCGCCCCTCTCGGGCCGCTCGTCGGGATCGAGGTACATGTCGACGGCCGGCTGAACGCTCGTCACGACGTTCTTCGCTGCCGTCTTGGTGCGCCACGCCCGGATCAGGCCGAAGACCAGGCCGCTGCCGAATCCGACCAGCGACCCCCATGGGACGGGGATCGCTGGTTCCGCCGCCTCGACGCCCGCCTCAAGCAAGTCCAGGGCGTCGTCGGCGTCGGCCAGCTTGGCGTTCAGTCGCGAGAGCGACTCGTTGGCCTTCGAGATCCAATCCCGGCCGACGTCGGCTACCTTCTGCAGTTCAGCCGAGAGGGCGACGGCTCGGTCGCGTTCGGGCCCCGGGTCCATGGCCGCGATCCGGGCGTCCAACTCGGCTTTCTCCGCGACCGCCTGGTCGACTTCCGCCTGGACGGCGCCGGCCTTGGCCGTAATCGTGGCGATCGTCGCCTTGGCCTGGCGGATCTGCTCGCCGGTGCAACCCGGCAGCGCGGCGGCGAGGAACAAGGGGATCAAGAGTAACAGCAGGTGGTAGGGTCTGGGCCGCATGGTCATATCTCCGGCCCCACGAGCGATGGAATCCTACCGACCCCGAGAATTCGAGGGCAAGCGGAAGTTTTTTTCGCCCCATTTGCCGAGTCAACTGGTTCCGGACTGGTTCCGGACTGGCGCCCGGAGTGGTCCCGGAGTGAGTTTTTCTCCGAAATCCGGCCCGGGGAGCGACCGATGGAGATTCCCGTTGACAGCCGCCCGGCGGCGGCCGAAAAGGTCGCCCTTGTGGGACTCAGTGAGACAACACGAATGAATTCGCCTGTGAGAGCGAACTCAATAAGCCCGGCCTGTGCTGAGTCCCATCTGTTCAGGCCGGGCGTTTTTTCATCGATCATAGCCGAGTACGAGGGTTTCCGGCTTGGTCTCCCCGTCGGTCACACGAACCGCAAAAGATCCAGCGAAACGCCAAGTAAAGTCAGGCTTGTCGGGCGGCATCCCGACCATGCTTTTGGAAGGGCCTGGCGTGCGGGTAGCGTGAGCCTAACGAACTCACGCGGCATCGTCCCGAGTTTCCCTGAGCGCAGTCCGTTTTACCGCCCAGACTACGCAAAGGCCTTTTTCTAGGGATTACGTACTTCGGACAGACCAACGACAGTCGACGGTCTGAAGAGCCCGAAAGCCCACACGGGACAGGTAAAGAGAAGATCGTT